TCCTACTAGTATTTTTGAAGTATGTTCTTCAAAATCTCCATATGTTGGCGCAATTAATGTTTCTTCGTTTTGTTCATTCCCACAAAAACGGTCCCAATTAATTATCCAAGCATAAGCTAACAGAGTATACAATATTAATGTATTATCATTAATTGTATTTACAGATCCTGACGGGTTTCCACCTTGTTTCATCATTATCACTCCTGTTGCTGTTATCACTAGCGTATTTACTAAATTACGATAATACGTTTGTACTCGTGCTAAATTTTCGGGTGTTCGATCTTCAACTCGTAACATTCTCCATCGAAATCTTGCACATCCCCACATTAAAAAACTTCGCAATGACGAATCATATTGTGATTCATCCAAAGCATATCCATTCGGAAAGACGTTTAACTTTTCGTACAAAACATTCCAATTTCCTCCATATGGACTCATTCCAACACCTGATGCGCATTGTAAATGAGCTCTGTTCATTCTTTCATTCATGTCACTAAACAATCGACATCCATGAACAGTCACATCCGCTGCAAAGGCCATAAACGTTCTTATTGAATTGGCTTTTATCTTTGCTATTGGTCTCACCTCTTCTTTGAGGGCACTTGTTGCTAATCCACTCCATTCTGGGTCTTCAGCCAACAACTTCCAATCTTCTTCTAACCATGCTTCCATATTTATTTCCTTTTGCTCTAGAAATAATTCTCTTTTCGTTGGAAACTTTAGATTAAAAGGCGCTCCTGAAGAAGTACTCATATCTAATTTTGAGATTGCTTCTATTGTTGATATAACTTTTGAGTCCATCATATACGGACCAAAATGTTGTTCTGTCATATCCCAGGCAGCATTCATTGCTTTCACTTGTTTGGTTATCATTGGTAGATTATCTTTTGCGTATCTTCCCAATTGCATATAGGTTGCCTTCTCATTTGGTTCCGGCAATCCCCACTCTGGTGACTCTTCAACAGAGTTCTTATCCATAAAACATTTTACATGAGGATCAATTTCTCTCCGATTTTTATATCGTGGAAACTTTATCATCCCCATAACTACTGGAAAATAATTCTCTGATAAGAATTCATCATGTAGTTCACTAATATATGCATCATTTTGAAACACTGGCACCCCATCCTTCTCCAAAAATAGAGACGGATACCTTTCATAGAAAGGCCTCTCTATTAAATCTATTGGTAGAGGGGGTGTGACTGAAAATCCAGTCCTACATGCGTTGGGCATGTTCCTAGACCTTTTGCACAGTCTATAAATTCTTGAG